TCAGGCTGTAGCCGGGCTGATGACACGAGCGACTTGGTCATGGGCCCGGTCAACGAGTAGCGCGCTCAGGTCGATCAGTTGCTGAATGCCCAAGACAATGGAGCGCTGGGACTCGTCGAGGTTGAAAGCCACGGTAGCGGCCATTTCGCTGGCGGACGCGAGGTTTTCGGAAGCGTTGGCCAGGAGGGTTTCGGTGTCTATGTCGGGGCTGACGAGGAATAGGTTGTGGGTTGGGTGTTCGTCAGGCGCATTGTCGGTGGATTGAGGCAAGTCACGAGCAATGGCACGTTGAGCTGTGGCGTGAAGCTTGGTATCGACGGGCGAAGGGTCGCGATCAATAGAGAGACTGGGCGTGTTGCTGTGCATGGGCGAAGCTCCAAATAGTGACGGGAGTTAAAACGCCTTTAGCGATACGGACTTCCACCTCCGGCCGCTGGATTGGCAGCGGCTTGAGGAGGTTAGCGGCGGGAGGTTTGAGGAGCAAGTCGAGAAGAATGCGGGATATTTCACCGACATTCCCGGCATATTCCACACATGGCAACGCCCCGCTCGAAGTGGTGAAGAGCACGGTATACACCTCCCCGACACCTAAGAAACATCCCCGATAAACTGCGCCATTCGCCTCGTTGACTCAGATTGCCAATGTCCCTACAGACAGGTCCACTTTCCCGCCGTTTCTCTGTCGCGCCGATGATGGATTGGATCGACTTACGCTAAAGAGCTTAAAAATAAAGGCTTGCAGCAATTATCTATTATCTCCGTACCAATTTTGTACCACCAAGCCCTCTCAATCGACTTTCCGCTATAGCTAACTGCGTTTACAAATGACAGACATCGGCAAAAAGCGGTCATCGCTTGCGGCAAATAGGCTTGATACAATTACAGGTCTTGGCCGTCACGCCGTAGGCCTTGCCGTTTGATTACGGTGTTTTATAGCGTGGTTTAATTCAGGCGTAAGACGAAATGAATACACTTAAAATCGACATCAGCTCTCTGATCGCGGAAGCGCAGAAGAGCCTCGTGGATGCAGAACCTTGTCCCATCGGCTACTCCGACAGGCAAGAACTAGAGAATAATCGGCTTCCACCTTCGCTGGGGACCAGTCCAGTTAACATTTACGCCCTGTGGAAGCGAGAAGAGGGCAAAACTTGGCAACTGATGTACATCGGCCAGAGGAGCTTCAAGTCGGGCTGGTCCCGCATCGCGGAGCACCTCTTCAAGAAGTCAAAAAGTACTCAATCGAAATTGCTCGAAGTTAGAGCTGTAATCGAATCAGGGGCGGAAATCGGAATTACTGCGATTCTGGTGGAGCCGGACTCTATGCGTCTCGCCATCGAAGAGGAGTTGATCAACCGCAACTCGATGTCCGCGGAGCACCTTATCTGGAACCTGAAGGGAAGGACCAAGCTTCCAAAGGTAGGAACCAGGCGCAATACTGTCTAACATGTCGGTCCATGCGTAAGTTACGCCGGCATCCGCAGGCCTAACGTCAGCCGGTTACCTCTAAATTGGACAACCTAGTCATGGCTCGTACTCACGGACACGGCAACCCGAATTGGACGCGCGATGAAACGATTCTCGCGCTCGACCTATACTTCGACTTGAATGGAAAAATCCCCTCCGGCTCGGACGAGCGAGTGAAAGCGCTTTCCGAAATGCTTCGTCGTTTTCCGTATCATGCAGAGGCATCAAGGAAGGAGTCGTTTCGGAACCCTGATGGTGTAGCCTTTAAGCTGCAGAATCTGAAGCAAGTCGCAACCGGTAAAGGGTTGGGCAATGTTTCCGAAACAGACCGTGCGGTTTGGCTTGAATTTGGATCATCACCCACGAAGACCAAATCTCTAGCCAACCTAATTCGGGCTGGCGTAGTTGCATCTGAGTCTGCAAAGCCAGTAATTGAAGACGTCCAGTTCACTGAGGGGCGTGTTATCACGGAACTGCACTCACGGCGGGAGCGTGAGCCAAAGTTGCGAGAACGCTTGCTTTCATCACGACGTAATTCTGAGCGGTTGTTCTGCGAAATGTGTATTACTCCTGCGCCTTCCTCGAATGAAGCGCTGAGGGAGGCTCACTTTGAAGCCCACCACCTTGTCCCATTAGCGAGCACAGGTGCCCGAATTACGCGCTTATCCGATATGGCTCTGCTATGCGCAAATTGTCATCGTCTTCTTCATCGAGCAATCGCCATCGAGAAGCGCTGGCTTACCGTTGCCGAGGGAAAAGCAGTATGTGGCGTCTAATGGACCAGTGAATCGATCCACTTGATCATCTATAGCTTGTGCACAAATTGTGCTAGGGCACGACGAGAGGCATAATAGTGATTAATAATATCTGTAACACCACCCGCGAGTTAGTGCATGCACGACTCCGCCTTGCTCAAGCTTTACTAGAAGAGTCGGATCGACTTGAGGGTTTTGAGGGGTATGCGATGGATACCTCGAAACATTGGCTCCATTCACGCCATGAAAGAGAGGCGCTTGTTACATATCTGTTGTTGACCTGTTTCGACATATTGGGCAGAAAAGAAAAACATCTAACATTCGCTGACTGGATTAACAGTAAAAAAGACGCTCACATTGCTCAAAAGCAGATTGCAATCGATATGGGACGAGATGGCAGCGGAGATGACCCGCTGGGATTGACCAGGCTTTTGCTGGCAAAACATTCAGAGATTTTCGGGGTAAAAAACTCTTTTTACTCCGGAATGGATGCGTTGACAGATAATGGAAAGCAAAAACTTTTTTGCTCGATAAGTTTAGGTTTTCTTCCTGGACACTGTAACAAATCAAATGTTACGTATCCCCTCGAATCTATAAACGACGCAGCGAAAGAGCTTAGTTTAAAAAAGGCATACATTTTTAAAAAAAGAAATAATTTTACTCATAACCTCGAGCAATTTCAGATGTCGTCTATGCCCGTTAATTCCATGAATATGGATCAGCCCACAGGTTCTTGGATGGCCATGCTAGAGGATGGAAAAACTACATATTGGGGAGTCCACTCAGATCGCGTGCCGTTTGAAACTGGACATTATAATTACTCGCTAAGTCAATGGCCTTTCGTGTTGTTTGAGGTTTTGTATGAGGTTATCAATACGCCATTCGACATAACTGATATCGATCTGAAATTTCATGTCTTCGTTATTAGCACTAAAAATAAAAAAGCCATGCAACTTCGCTATGTCCCCCATTCAATTTTCAAATGCTTGTCAGAAAACTGGGCAAATGTAGAGTCCCTCGATGATGAACAGCCGAACTCTGCCTCTATGTCCAGTAGCTTTGGTTCGATTATGGACATATAGATAGAACACCGCTTATGTAAAAAAGGCCCCCATACTTTGATCAGGTGCGGGGGCTTTTTGTTTGCCGGCGGAAACCATAACCCCCTGGACTGGCATACCAACACCCCCTAGAGTGGTTTTACGTAACACCTGCCACTGACCCGAAAAGGAATCATCTGTGTACGAGCCACTGAAGGACCCGGCCGCCATTGCCGCCGCCAATCTGTATTTTGACGATCTTATCGCTCTGGCCGACCCCGCAGCCGCGTTGACACACCTGCGGCCCCAGGTAGAAGATTTTCGATTTGAAGCTCTGAATCACGCCGGCATGCCGCGCACACAAAACCAGTTGCGCGGCTTTCTATGGGGGCTGATGGTGGCTGGTGCGTTGACGGCCGAGCAAATGAGCGCCATGACCCAGCGCCTGGACAGTGGCCGTGCAAATGGGTGGTTGTGATGAGCTTGCGTGACCGTAACGACGTGAACTATGCCGTCACTGCCGCCCTGGAGGAGTGGACCCGTGATTGGGATCTGGGCACGACTTTTTTGAAGTGTCGAAACTGCGGCGCCAAGCAAACGTTCCACGGCGGCGGCGGTGGCCAACCCTTCCCGGCTCATAGGGATAAATGCCTGATCGGCAAGCGCGATGAGCATTTCCCGCTGTACGAACTGCGCGCCGCCCTGGATACGCTCAGTCCGATGACGCCATGAACAGCCATGCGCCTGGTCGCGCTATAGCGCTTGTCGTTAGTGAATGTCGCTCCAATCCCAACAACCGCTGTCAACGGCAACCATTTGACGCCATGCAGGTGAGAGTGCGTGCGCGTGAGGATGAAGAGAGCGAGGACTGAGCAATCCTGCACGCAACTTCAGTAGATCCTCCGGCCTAGGGACATTCTGAGTTTTCATGTTGACCCACGGGAAAGAGGTTAGGAGGGTAAGTTATTCGCTGATTGCCATGAAGGCCTTGTCTGATGCGGCTTTGCGAAGAGTTGCCAAGGTTAGCTTCTGGTTAGGAGTGGTAAATTCCTAACCTTTAATGATGTTAAATACTCAATATTATTATTCCTTTAAAAACATAAGCTTACAGACACCTAACCTTTGACCTAACCAAACCTAACCCCTCAAAGTTAAGTATCAAGCCCAACAAATACGGGCCTCACAACTCAAAACACCCTCCTCAAAAAAAACCTAACCCTTTTCCCGAGGCACCTACTGAATTCGGCCGCATATGCGCTCTTGTAATCACCGAGGAAGAACATCTACCTCGCAGGGTTCCGCAGGTATTCCATAGCCTCGAAATCGTCTGACCGCCCCCAGCCAGCCTATTGTTGGCGGGGGCGCAGAAGTGCGGAAAAAGAGACCCATTTGGCCCGCAGGCGAGGTGGGGGGACGACGGCGCGCGCCAGGGTGAAGCACGCCATTCCCCCGAATCTGTGGCACGCCAACTTCCCACGCTGGATTCTGTGGCACGCCACAGGCCCGGACGACGGATGCCTCCACGGGGTAACGCTGATCACCTTCCCTCTACCGCAATCGTCCCGTATTTACTGAGCCGAACAGCTCTTCATGCTTGTCGTGACACCCCGCAAATGCTATGTTGAAATGGGTTTTTTCATGCTAAAGAACGATAGACTTTCGTTCATCCGAGCGGGACTTTTCTATCCAAAAGACCCCTTTCACGAGCAGCAAAAAGCCGCCTCATGGGCGGCTCAATGTTTTGCAGAGAACGTATCGGAGAGTATCGAGGCGATGTGCAGTTAAAGCCTGCCGCGCGATTGCCAGCCGGGGTCTATGACCCGTATGCGCAAGCCGCGATGCTCTACCAATGCAGTCTGGTCAGAACAGCCCCCCCAGTGCCGCCGGCTCCCAGTTCATGATGATCAGCTCTCCGCTGACCTCGGCTTTCCCCTGCCGCTGATTCGTCGTGCTGTAGCGAATGTCCACCGTCTCAAAGTGGAATCCCTCAAACACCCGTCGGATGTCTGGGTGGTCGTTGATGCTGACCATGACCTTGCCCTTGCACCGCCGCATGAAGTCGGCCATCCGCTCATAGTTCTCAAACGGAAAGTCCACTCCATAGCCTGCGGTCTGCCAGTAAGGCGGGTCCATGTAGTGAAAGGTGTGCGGCCGATCGTACCGCTCTGCACATTCCAGCCAGCCCAGGTTCTCAACATAGGTCCCGGAAAGGCGCTGCCAAGCTGCGGATAGGTTCTCCTCGATCCGCAGCAAGTTGATCGCCGGCCCCGTGGTGGCAGTACCAAATGTCTGTCCGCTGACCTTCCCCGCGAATGCGTGATGTTGCAGGTAGAAAAACCGCGCTGCCCGCTGGATGTCGGTAAGTGTTTCCGGCCTGGTCATCTTCTGCCATTCGAACACCTGGCGCGAGCTAAGCGCCCACTTGAACTGGCGCACAAACTCTTCCAGGTGGTTCTGTACAACCCGGTACAACGTCACCAGGTCGCCGTTGATATCGTTTAGGACTTCAACCGGCGCAGCCTGGGGCCGCATGAAGTAAAGTGCGGCGCCGCCGGCAAAGACCTCGACGTAGCATTCATGTGGTGGGAACAGCGGAATAAGACGATCTGCCAGGCGACGCTTGCCGCCCATCCACGGGATTATTGGTGTGCTCATAAGTGATCCTTGTTTCGAAAATTGGATTCGCTTAGGCTTCGCACCCCCTGCGCAGTGGGGCGAGGCCTTGGTTGGAGCACTCGGCTGGTTCGAGTGTTTCAGCGTCGAACCGGTGTTGACGCACCGGTTCGTCGCCTCGTTTGCTGCGCAGGGGGTTTTAGGCCCCTACGGGAATTTCATAGGGTTTGAAACGCACGACCTCCTCCCCGAGCCACTCATTCACCTGCGCCATACGCGCCTGAATCGGCTCCAGCTCATTGGCCGCATAGATCTGCGCCGCCTCCCTGATCGATCCAAACCCGCCCGCGTTTTGCGGCACGATGCCCATCAGTTGCGGCGGAATACGCAAGCTGGCCAACACGTCGTCGCGGGTCTGGTTTTTGATCGAGTTGAATTCGTCCTTGGCCGTCACTTCGCTGACCGGGATGATCTGTAGTCCGTCTTTTTTACCGTTCGGCGAGTACACAAACAGGTTACGGAAGTTGCCAGGCCCCTTGGAGTCCTTGAGCGCCTTGCGCAGGGAGTCGACGTCCGCTTCGTTCTGCGCGGCGTCGGTCATGTAGAGGATGAAGCCGGCATGACTACCGTTTTCGTAGTACTTGCGCCGAAACAGCGTGGCCGACTCATTCAGTAACGCCGACTGCAAGGCATTGATCCACTCAGGCAGGCCGTACACTTCCTGATGCAGATCCGCCTCCCGCAGATGGAAAACGGTGCCTGGTTCAAATTCGTGCTCTTCCTTCCAGCCCTGCACCATGAACTGCCGACCATCCTTGCCCGAGCGCATGTACTTCGCCAGCGGCGGCACCAGCTCGCGCACTGGACCGAGCATCGAGCGTCGTCCTTCCAGATAGCCGTTACCCAGGCAAAGAAAGTCCAGGGCGAACTGTTCGAACGCCGCACGCGACAACAGCCGGTGCGGGATAAACGTCTTGCTCAACAGGTTGCGTTTGAACATCAGCCCAGAATGCAGATGCACGCTAGAACCCACTGACCGCGCCAGGCCGTCCAGCGACAGCGGCGGCTCGTACCAGCGCCCGTTAAACCAGCACTCAAGATAATCGAACACCTCCCGGCCGCTCAGCACCGGTGATGGGTCGCCAAAACTGAACGCCTCCATCTTGGTGTCACAGCGCGGGATAAATTCCTGCGTTGCCACGACGGGAGCCTGGGCCAACTGCTTGGTATTTCTGCGGCGGTTCGACATCAAAAAATCTCCATCCGCCCGGTGTTGGCAGAGGTCTGCCCCTCCAGCGGTTCGTTGTGCAATGCGTGAAAGAGCGCCCATGCCAGGTCGGCGTGGCCGGTGTTGTCGTTGCGGCCGGCGGTGTAGGTGAATTGGCGACCGCCTGCGGTGATGGTTTTGCGGATCGCCATCAGCGACTGCGCCATGTCGGTCCAGCCGGCGTCAAACTCCAGCCGGCCCCGGTGGATCACGTCGTAGGCCTTCAGCACCAGGCGGGTCTTGACCTCGGGCGAGTAACTGAAGGTGGTGACATTGGGGAAGAATTGGCGCACCAGCTGCGCCACGCCGCTGCCCAGGCCGGTGACGTCGATCCCGATGTACGTCACCCAGTAGCGGTCACAGACGGCTTTGATCACGCTGGCCTGCGCTGCGAAATCCATGCCTCGGAACTGGTGACGCTCCAGAACCCGGAACTTGCCCCCTGGTACCAAAGGCGGCGCGACCACCACCAAGCCCGAGCAGTCGCCGGTTTCCGCTGGGTCATAACCCACCCACACTTGGCGGTCGCCAAACGGCCGCATGGCAAACGGCTTGTAGTCCTCGGCCCACTCGACCCAGCTGTCGACCATGCAAGGTTGCAGCACCGTCAGCGGAAAGATGCTCGCGCCGTCGTCGACGAACTCACACATCAGCAGGTTGGCGAACGCCTCGGGGCTGTATTCGCGGCGCAGCTCTTCAATGTCGAACAGGTCGCAGCCGCCCTGCTCCGCGTCGAGGATGGTGACGATCTGGCGCCACAACCGGTCCTCGCAAAACCGCCCTTGCTGGAGCGCGCCGTGGGAAACGTCGACCTTGGTGTGTTGCGCCGCCGGCTTGCCTTTGTTGAAGCGCTCGCCCGTCCAGAATGTGTAGGCTTCGTGAGCCATGGTCGACGGCGTGGAGAAGTAGGTCTTGCGCCACTTTTTGTGCATCGCCATCCCCGACGCGACCTTGTTTAGTTCCTCAAACTTGAACGTCCAGAAGAATTCGTCGAAGTAGAAATTGCCGTGGTAGCCCTGGGCCGTGCGCGCATTGGTCCCGAGGAAAAACAGCTCGGCGCCGTTCGGCAAGACGATGGGATCACCGGTCAGCTCGACGCCGATGACCTCGCGGGCAAACGCCTGGATGTACCCGCGAAACAGGTAGGCCTGGTTCTTCGACGCCGACAGGAAGATCTGATTGCGCCCGGTCTCCAGCGCATCAATGAACGCCTCGCGGGCAAAGTAGTAAGTGGCGCCGATCTGCCGGCTTTTGAGGATGACGCGGGTGCGTTGATTGCCCGCCCGGTACCAGTCTTTCTGGTAGTCGAAGCAGCCGTCGATAAACGCTTCGCGCAGCAGCTCGATCTGGTCTTCGCTGATGTCGTTTTTCGGCGCTTTCTTCTTCGGCCCCTCGTTGCGCTTGGCGAGGTTGGGGTTGAGTTCGGTTTCGGTACCGCCGCCTTGAAAGCGCTGGATTCTGGCCTGGCGCTCCAACTGCCGGTGCAGCAGGTCGATCTCTTTGAAATCACCGCCGCTCTTGCCTTCCTTGAGGATCAGTTGCACCAGCCGCGCTTCCAGCGCCCCGCCGATGCGCTCGACGTTATCCGCCCGGTCCCACTCGTCGCGGGCCTTCCAGCTGTGTAGCGTTTTTTCCTTTTCGCCCGTAGCCTCGGCAATCTCGCAGATACGCCAACCCATCCAATACAGAAACTTGGATTGTCGTCGGGGATCGATTGGGAGCAGTTCAGTCGTAGTCATGGCCGCGATGCTGCCGCCCGCGCTTGCGAGTCAGTAGCGCCGCCCCTTGTAGTCCCGCTCTCTACAATCCCGCCCCGTTGCCGCAACTCGCGCGCGTCACGACCATGCCCCACATTGCAACGCACTTAGCGCCCAACGCATTGAGGATTCCCGGCATGAAGAAATTTCGCAGCAATTGGTTCCGCGTCGCCGTCGAGGGCGCTACATCCGACAAGCGGACCATCAAACGCAGCTGGCTGGAACAGGCTGCGAAAAACTTCAACCCGTCCACCTATGGCGCCCGCATCTGGCTGGAGCACTTCCGCAGCCTGCTGCCCGACAGCCCTTTCAAGGCCTACGGTGACGTGCTCGCGGTCAAGACCGAAGAAGTGGAAATCAACGGTGCGAAAAAGCTGGCCCTGTTCGCCCAGGTCGAACCGACGCCCGATCTGATCGCCATGAACAAGGCCAAGCAGAAGATTTACACCTCGATCGAAATCGACGACAGCTTCTCGGACACCGGCGAAGCCTACATCGTCGGCCTGGCGGTGACCGACTCCCCGGCCAGCCTGGGCACCGACGTACTGTCTTTCTCTGCGCAGAAGCCCGAATCCAGTCCATTCAAAGACCGCCACTACTCAGCAACGTCGATGTTCACCGAGGCCGTAGAGACAGAACTGCAGTTTGAAGAGATCGAAGACAAGCCCAGCCTCGGCGCCCAGCTTTTCAGCAAGGTGCAAGCGCTCTTGGGTGGCAAACAGGCGAAGGACGATGCCGAATTCGCTCAGATGGGCCAGGCCGTGGAAGCGATTGCCAACCACGTCAAAGACCTACCCGACCAACTGGCCGCCGAGAAGAAATTCTCCGGCGAGCTGAATACCAAGATTGAGCAGCTCAGCAAAGACTTGGTCGATCTGAAAACCACCCTTGGCAAGACCCAAGACCACTCCCAAATCCAGCGCCCACCGGTAACCGGCGGCGGCAAACAAGCCCTGGCTGAGTTCTGACCTGCGGCCTTCACCGCCCAGCCCACTATCGGAGATACCCATGCGTAACGACACTCGAAAACTCTACACCGGCTACCTCAGCCAGGTCGCACAACTCAACGGCGTCGAATCGACCACCGCCACGTTCAGCGTTGACCCAACCATCCAACAGCGCCTGGAAACCAAAATCCAGGAGTCGAGCGAGTTCCTGACCAAAATTAACGTCATCGGCGTCGACGAGCAGGAAGGCGAAAAAGTCGGCCTGGGCGTGGGCGGCACCGTTGCCAGCCGCACCAACACCAACGTCAAAAAACGCGAGCCGCGCAGCATCGGTACCCTGTCGAGCGACAAGTACAAGGCCGAGCAAACCGACTTCGACACCTTCGTCAGCTACAAACAGCTCGACGCCTGGGCCAAGTTCCCAGACTTCCAAATCCGTCTGTCCAGCGCCATTGCCCAACGTCAGGCGCTCGACCGTATCCAGATCGGTTTCTACGGCACCTCGGCGGCCGAACAAACCGACCGCACGGCGCACCCGTTGTTGGAGGACGTCAACATCGGCTGGCTCCAGCAGTACCGCACCCACGCACCTGACCGCGTGCTGAAGGAAGGCGCCGTCGCCGGCAAGATCACCATTGGCAAAACCGGCGACTTCAAAAACATCGACGCCCTGGTCTATGACGCCATCCAGTTGCTGGACCCGTGGTACCGCCGCAACCCCGGCCTGGTGGTACTGACCGGCCGCGAGCTGGTCCACGACAAGTTCCTGGCTCTGGTCAACAAGGATCAGGACTCCGTCAACACCCTGGCAAGCGACCTGATCATCTCGCAACGCCGCGTCGGTGGCCTGCCGCTGTACGAGGTGCCGTACATCCCCGAAGGCACGATCCTCATCACCACCTTCGCCAACCTGTCGGTGTACTGGCAGATCGGCGCCCGTCGCCGCTACCTCAAGGAAGAGCCGGAGTGGAACCGCGTCTCCAACTTCGAATCGTCGAATGAGGCCTATGTGGTTGAGGAGTACGGCCTGGGTTGCCTGCTGGAAAACATCACTCCGGTCGAGGGTTAACCCATGGCACTCAGCATCGCCCAAGCCCACCAACGCCGCGCTCGCGCGGCAATGGAGGCGGCCAAAACGGCGCCGCAGCAGTCTATGGCCGGTGCGACCGCCTACGAGCATCAGTTGAATCAGTTGCTGCAGGACCGGTTGCGCTTGAAAGCCATCCAGTCCAACGAAGGCAAGGCCGCGCTCAAGCTGCAACTGCTGCCCGAGTACATCCCGTATGTCGAGGGTGTGCTTGAAGCCGGCAACGGCGCCCAAGACGACGTCATGACCACCGTCATGGTCTGGCGCATTGACGTCGAGGACTACAGCGGCGCCCTGGATATTGCGGACTACGTGCTCAAGCACAAGCTGATCATGCCCGACCGCTTTGAGCGCACCACCGGTTGCCTGGTGGCAGAAGAAATTGCCACCGCCGCGCTGAAAGCCCAGAAGGCCAACGGCAGTTTTGACCTGGGCATCTTGCACCGCACCGTAGAACTGACCGAAGCCGAAGATATGCCCGATCAGGCCCGCGCCAAGCTGTTCCTGGCAACGGGCCGCGCGACCTTGCATGGCATCACCGCCGAAGAGCCAGGCCAGCCCGGGCAGATTCAAGCCGGTATCGATCTGCTCAAACGCGCCATCGAGCTGCACGACGGCTGCGGCGGCAAGAAGGATTTGGACGGCGCCGAACGCCTCCTGAAAAAACAGGCTGCCCCCAGCAGCTAA